GAGGGAGAAGGTTATAAATCATGTTTACTAGATTTAAGGGCTGACAAAAATTGTTTGAAATTAAGTAAAAATACAACAGAAAAAAAAAAATGTAAAAATGATCTAGAAGAAGAAAAAATAAAACATAAAAGATACGTAAAAGAAGAAGAAATAAAACAAAAAAGATATTTGTGGGGTGTTTTTATCGCTTTTTTTATATTGTGCGTATCAATAGGAGTTTTTTCAGGTCGTCCTGCAATGGGATTTGTATTAATTACATGTATAATGAACATAGTTTTACATTCAATGATTATACAAAGCAAAACAGAATCTGATAAATATGATGATTTAATAAAAAAGAAAGACACTAAAATATTTTTGAACATAATTATTATTTTAGGTGTTATTACATTACTAAGTACACTAATTCCAAAAACAGGAACTAAAATTAAAACAGCAGCTTTTATAGGAGGTATAAGTTTAATAGTAGGTGCGTCATTATTAATTTCAAATAAAATAGTAACAAATACAAGTACTCAGTGGTATGCAGGAATTATGATTTTTTTATCACTTGTTTTATTTATTTTTAGTATTATTAAGAAAGACATGTATAAAGGGAAAATTCAAAGTGACATAAAAATTCCAAAAGTTATATCCATGTCAAGATTGTCAAGATTTTAATATAAATTCACTTAAAGAACAAAGTGTTATATATATATATAACAATGACAACCAGTATGATTACAATCGCCAAGAACTTCACTACCAACTCTCTCGCAAACGAAGATGTCAAGACAAACAGTCTTGGTGGAAAAGTTGTATACCTGAAATATAATGGTCAGAAACGTCTTACAATGCAAACTCCACTTGTCAGTGCTCCATTCGGTCTTAGCACATATACAGATGAAAAAACAGGAATTACAAAGTATTCTATTGATATGTCATTCAAAGGAATGGATAATGATCCAAAAATTAAAACATTTCATGACAAAATGCAAGAAATGGATAATTGGATTCTTTCTCTAGCAGAGAAGAATTCCAAAGAATGGCTTGGAAAAAAGATGTCTAAAGAAGTTGTCGAAGCATTGTATCGTCCAATTGTAAAACTTGCTAAAGATCCAGAAAAATATGCTCCAACAATGAAGATGAAAATTACAAATGGACGAAATGGTGAAATGTCAGTTGAAGCATTTGACAGTAAACGAGAACGAATTGATATGAAAGAAATTACACAGGGATCACGAATCCGTTGTTTGATTGAAGCTTCTTCGATTTGGTTTGTAAATAAACAATTTGGAGTATCATGGCGACTTGTCCAAACAGAGGTTCATAAACCAGACCGAATTAGTGGATTTTCATTTATGGAAGAATCTGATGATGAAGATGAATATGATGAAGTAACTGATGACGAAGGAGACAAGGATCTATGAAATAAATAATCAATAAATTATTAATTAAAAATGATATAAAATAAAAACATAATATGATAAATTTATCTATAAAAATACAATTATAATAACCAAAGCTTTATGTTTTTTATATAAAATTCTTTAAGTTTATACATGAATAGAAGTCATACCAAATAAAGTATCTAATTCTTTAAAATATCTTTCTTTTAAAATCTTTTGATTTTGCTTTCTCTGTCTAATTTCATTGGAATTGTTAGCTTTTATATATTGATTATGTTTATGATGATTATTATATGGTAAATGTTGTAATCTCCAATTTTTTTCGTTTTTATTAAGAAATACATTTATATTAAATTCAGGTTCCAAATTAACATAATTTTTAGGAGTTGAATTTTTTATATATTGACAATTTAATAAATATAATCCTTGTTCTCGTAGAAATAGTTTTACATCCTTATCATGTATGGGACGAGATGTCTTTAATGATGACCAATTATAATTTTTATTTGTTGGATCTAATACTTTACTAAGTATAGACATGTCATATTCGTAATTTGGACTTTTATCATCAAGAGCTGTTTGGTTCATTAATTCGCCTTGTATACGTGTAAATAAAGTTTTTAATTTACCAAGAAAAAACAATTGAGCACTCGCAAATGTCTTTTGAGAATTTGCTTGTTTACACCAATGATTTACATATTTTATTCCAACTTTTCCAATCTGTAATGGAATACGACCTAATGAATCATGCTTTTCAGATTTTACACCAGATTTCTTAATTTCAAGAAAATCTTCAAGATATCCTGTAACACCTTCTAAACAAATTGGAGCTGCTTTATCTAATTCTTCTAGAATTGCAACTTTATTTTTCTTATCTTTTAATGATTTAATATATAAATATAAACTAGACACTTGAGCACCTAATAACCATCTAATTTCAGTCAAACCGTTGTTAGTGTTTCTATGATGTGTTATCTTACCTCCTATCTTTTTATTTCTTTTCCATATAATATTAGAATTGTTCATTGTATGAACTTTAGTTAATAACACTATAATTCTCTTTAGTAATTGATTTTTACCAGATAATTTAAGGAGTTTTACAGTATCATAAACTCCTAATGTATCTGGTTTTTGTATAATTGTAGGATGTACCATGAGTATGTCAGATTCTTTTACTTTTTTCCATTTCAAAGTTGGTGCATATGGGTGTTTACCTAAGTGTTTCTTTAAATCTTCTAAATTGTAAACGTAATTGATTGAATTGTTTAAAACTTCGCATTTAAGATATACTACTTTATTAATTTGAACTGGACCATGTGTTTTTGATAATGAACCTTTTTCAATCATTCGGAAACAATTAGGTCCCATAATTAAGTTATCGGGACCTGTTTGTGGTTTCCATATTCCTGAAAATTGTAATAAAGTATTACGTATTAATGAATTATTAGTAGGAACGGTTAATTGTTGTGAAAAATATTCTTGAAAATTTTCAAATTCATCAAGAGCTCTAAAATAATCATCAATATTGTCATTTGCATATTGAATTACATACTGGAGAGATTTTGCACCTTTAACTTTGTCGATGAAAAAAGTTTGTATGGTAGAATCATGATGTGATAATGCTGTTCCTATCAGTAAAGGTTTTAATGCATTTATTTTTTTATAACTAACTCCTGAATTAGAATAGTTATTTTGATTTCTTTTTTTGTTAACATCTAATTTAAGTTCTGTGATAGTTTTTGTTCTTGTTTTTTTGGACAAACGGTGTACCTTTGTTGTTAATGGAACTTTGTACTGTTTTGCTAAAAATAAAAGAGTTCTTGATGGTTTTTTAATAGATTTGTTTGGAGATTGTTGATATGTAGATGGACCTGCATTATTATTATTATTATTATTGATACTATTGATATTAGAATTTGGAGTTATTATTGGTGTAGAATATTTTCCTTTTTTAACATATGAATTTAATTTATTTCTGACAGACGGTCTACTAAGTTCTTCACACATTTCTTGTTTTGACCATCCTGATGATGGAATACCTAAAATTTTCATGTATTTTTGTAAATGTTTTTTTTGGTAAGGAGATCTATATTGTAGATTTGCTGGTATATCACCTTGTTTTCCACAAAAAATAGGATTAAATACATCTAAAGTCATTTATAAAATAAATAATATTATTATTATATGTTGAGTGATGTTAAAATTGTAAAATTAGATAAAAAATTTCAAAATAACATTATAAATTTAAATAATGAAATAGAATTAATACATTTAATATTAAATAATACATTCAAAAAGTTTGTAAGTGAAATTAATTTAAATACATATGATTATGCATTAAATGTATTACCAGATGACTATATATATATAAAAAATGACATTATTCTTACAAATGGCAAATATATAAGATATTTAGATATGACAAAACCAATGGAAATAACATTAAGAATAGGAGGATTTGTAAAAACTGATAATGGATATTCAGTCACTATAATATGTCCAAATAAAGAAATGTTTAAAATAAATAAAAAGAAACATTTATTTTTTAGTAAGATTAGTGATACTGATAGAATAAGATGTGCTGTGAATGATTATGTATAATTCGATATAAAATAATATATATAGTAATGAATTCAAAAGATGGTTTTCAAACCAATATATGGGGTCCAATAGCATGGACATTTTTGCATATGGTGACATTAAATTATGATCCCAAACGAAAGAAGGACACATTTTTATTTTTGAAATCATTAAAAGGAGTTTTACCGTGTGGTGCGTGTCGAAATAGTTTTAGTGAAATAATAAATGGAAAAGATGAAAAACTGAAATTAAATATGAAAAAATTAGAATCAAGAGAAACATTAAGTTATTGGTTATTTTTAGTTCATAATGCAGTTCAGCGAGGAATATATGAAGGAACACTAAATAAGGCAAATAAACCTGTTTATAAAGATACAAAAGAAGATTATAAAAAAGCAATGAAAAAATATGAATTGATGAGAGCAAAATGTTACAAAAATTCGCATGGATGTACAATACCAGATGAAGGAATTAGGAAAAGATCAGAAATTCATATTGTTCCGCGTACAACATGTATAAAGAAACGAAAAGATCCTGTTGTAATTCACAAAAAATGTATATAATAATAAACATGAACTTTATGTCTTGGATTATTGAATTCATTCCAAATGATGAAGAATTGCAAGATTTTATGCAAGATTTGATATTTCCTGTGTTATAAATTTTATATATATATATTACATATGAGTAATGTATATAACAAAGTACGCAAAGAATCGAATTCACTTCATATAGCACCATTTCATTTCAAACGAGTATTAGGTAAAAAAGGTGGAACAACAGAAATGACTAAAAAATCAATAGGAAATTTACAGAAAGAAATAGAAATTGTAAAAATAAAATTAAAACAAAATTTAAAACAAACAAAAGTAGAAAAGAAAAACTGTCAAAAATTACAATCAAAACAAATTATTTCTACATTTGTAAATAAAAGTAATCAATCTAAAATGTGGATAAAATATACAAACAAAATTACTGGAAAAGATTTGTACAAAGTTTATAAAGATGGAAACAAGCTTAATATAAAATACAATAATTCGGGTGAGTTATTTATAAATATTTAAAGTAATAAATAAATATAATAGTATAATGTCACTAAGTGATTTATTTACTGATTTAGAAGTTTTATCTATGATAAAAGAGAATGATAAAATTTGTGTACGAGAAGGTCATATTGCAATTGAACAAAAAAGTCATCCTGCTAAGATTGCCTTAAGAAGATGGTATCATCACGACAGTAGAAGAACAATGATAATGGAAATAAATAAAATTATTACACAATCATTGTCAACTTGTAAAGAATTACAAAATGAGAAAGAAAAAACGTGGACATTAGAACAGTTTAAAAAGCATTTTTCAGGTATTAAAAATGGCTTATTAAATCTACAACGTACATATCATGATGATGCTACAATTGTAGCTCGATTAAACGTTTTGAATGATATGTTAGAAGAAGAAGTAAAGAAACTTAATTCCTTAATCACTTCTTCTTCATACAGCATCCCATTACAAGGTATACAATAAGCATGTATACAACAGGTCGTGCTAATTTTCCTTCTGGTGTTAAAGAACCGTCTTCATTACGAACTTTAACAACATTACTGATTACATCATCAATCATTTTAAAAGAACCTGGATGTAAGTCCATGTAAGATAAAATACCGGCAAGTACAGTTAATTTCATTTTAAGATTCATGTTTATAATATAGAAATAAAAAAAAAATTATAAAAATGGATGAATGTGGCTATTTAGATTTACTTGAAGATATATTATTAAATGGAGTTGTGAAAAATGATCGAACAGGAACAGGTACTATTAGTAAATTTGGGTCACAATTGAAATTTTCTTTAGAAAATCAATTTCCTATGCTAACAACAAAACGAGTTTTTACAAAAGGAGTACTTAAAGAACTTTTATGGTTTATTAAAGGTTGTACAGATGCAAAAGAATTAAAAAAGGAAGGTGTTGGTATTTGGGATGGTAATAGTTCTAGAGAATTCTTAGATAATCTTGGATTAACAGAAAGAGAAGTAGGTGATTTAGGGCCAGTATATGGATTTAACTGGAGACATTGGAATGCTGATTACGATACATGTCATACTGATTATTCTGGAAAAGGTATTGATCAATTACAGAATATAATTAAAGAAATTAAAACAAATCCGGATTCAAGACGTTTAATTATGTCATCATGGAATCCTTCTACATTAAACCAAGTGGCTTTACCTGCATGTCATACATTCTGTCAATTTTATGTATGTAATAAAGAACTTTCATGTCAAATGTATCAGAGATCTGCTGATATGTTTCTAGGAGTTCCATTTAATATTGCATCATACGCATTTCTAACATATATGATTGCGCATATATGCAATTTAAAACCGAAGGAATTAATTATTAGTATTGGTGATGCTCATATATATTCAAACCATATTAATCAAGTTAAAGAGCAGTTACATAGAGAACCAATGAAATTTCCTACATTAAAGATAAAAAGAAATATATTAGAAATTGATGATTTTTTATATGAAGATTTTGAGGTTGAAAATTATAAATGTCATAAGGTTATAAAAGCTGATATGGCCATTTAGATATCTGAATCAAAAATATTATTTACAATAAATGTTAACATAATCTTTAATAATTGTAATTTTCTTTTGAGTTAAATTATTTTCTGGACCAAATGAGTAAATCGAATAAGGACTATTTTTTCCTTTGAGTAATTTATATAATTTATGACGCTGATGTCGTGTACAATATGAATTAAATGATGATTCATTCATATTGTTAAGGTATTGAATTGCTTTTGGTTTACTCATAGATAAAATTTTTTCAATACTCATTTTATATGTAACTTTAGATTTAATGTAACTAAACAATTTAATTCCAAAATCACAATAACATTCAATAATGTAAAACATGATTCTTATAAATATATATAGTTTTATAAGTTTTAAGTCTATGTGTATTTGGTATATTATTATACATTTATATTCTTTAGGTGAAAATTAATTGTTAAATCTAAATCATATATTTTTAAATAACAAGCCATGGGAAACATTCTTCCATTATTTTTTCTTTTTCTTTAATTATATCATTATATTTGTCATTCATGTAATCAATATATTCACGTTGTCCATCAATATGACCATTTGTATAATCAGACGAATAATAATAAGGATTTTCAATCTTAAATGTTCTTAGATCATGTATTTCTTTTTTGGAATTAATTGACATTCTGTTACGCTGTACTTGTAAGTCTTTCTTTGAAAGTTTCATTTTAATAGTACTCTTTATAATATATAATATATGTATCCTTTAGGTGAAAAAAAATAATAATATTAATGATAATTTTCAAAATCTGAATAAAGAACAATATTAAAAAGTAAAACGAATACTTAAAGAATTTAAAGAATATTTTTGTTTTTTATTTATATGGATAAGGAACAAGTTCACAAACCTGAAAAAAAACCATCATCTGCAATACCAAAGGCTTTGAGACAACAGGTATGGATACAATATAATAAAATGACATTTACACATAAATGTAGAGTTAAATGGTGTAAAAATCAAATAAATGTTTTTAACTTTCATGTTGGACATAATATACCAAGATCAAAAGGTGGAACTATTGAACTTGATAATTTACAACCTATTTGCGCAAGTTGTAATTTATCAATGAGTGACAATTATACAATAGATGAATGGAATAAAATAGGAGGTGAGCACACAATTTGTTGTATACCATCTTTTCATTTTTTAAAAAAGCTATGTTGTTCAAAAACTTCTACAAAGTAAATTATTTGGTCTTTACTCCTCTACGTTTTAATGTTGCTCGTTTGTATCCACCTTCAGGAACAGCTGCTTTAGCTTTTTTCTTTTCAACATTATCTATTTCGATGGATAATTTTTTCATAATGTCAGCCATCATATTTTCAACAACTGTTCTTGCTTCTTTTTGTTTTTTTGCGTGTGCTGTTGCTGCAGATCTTACAGCCTTTTCTTCAGCGCGTGTTTCCTTTGATTTGAATGGACCGCGGTAATACTTAGAGGCAGGTTTTTTCATCTCTTTTTCAGTAGGATCCCCTAAAAGTAAATCTTGAGCTTTCTGTAATTGAACTTTTTCTTTTTTAACACGAGTCATAAGAGCTTTTACACTTGATGTTTGAGGCATTATTATATATAATATATTTATTTGAGATATAGAGATATAGAGATATTCAATTGGTTAATATATATAATATGTTTTCTTTAAGTGAAAAGTATAGTACATTTATTTTTTATTTTTGTACATATAATAGGTAAGTGCTAAAGCAACAATTCCAACAGCAACTTTATTTTCTATTAAAAATGATTCAATATTATGAAACATAGATTCTTCTTCTTCATCATCTTCAACTTTCATAGGAGCAGATATAGATGAAGATTGTTTAACAGGGGTTGCAAAAGTTACATATGGTTTTTCAATTTCAGCAGATGCAGATTCTACAGCAGCAGTAATTGGTTGTAAAGATGATTCTGATTGAAGTTGTTCAAAATTTGTTTGAAATTGATCAACGCCTTGAGGTTCTAATGAAGTCATTATGTTTTATAATATAAAAATAAAATTAATTAGACTCACTTATAAAACAACATAATCGAAATTTAAGCTTTTTTACATCTGGATTTATAGTTGATGTATTTATTATATTTTGTTCATGATTAATTATTGAAACAATTGTATCAATACCGTTTGGTATTGATCCGTCAAGAAGAAATTCAACTGCACTTTTAATATGATTATTTTGTATTTCATTTTGTGCTAAGTGTAAAGCTTTTAAAACAATCTCTTTTTTTTCAGGACCATTTAGTTTTTCAAGTTTTTCAGCAGAATACACCAACTCTTTTGTAATATTAAATAAATTAGTATGATCAATTTGACTAATCTGTGATCTTAAGTCTAAAATCATAGATTCTGATATTGAAGATATAACTATATCTTCTGTTGATATTGATTTATTGTCAATGTTCATTATTATATTATAAATATTTTTTATTTCTTAATTATAATACAAAGATGAAAGATATGAAAGCTGTAGGTTCACGGGCTCAAGTAATGCATGGAACTGCTCGTCATACAGCAGGGGGTTTATTTAAATCAGACTTAAAGAAAGATGGTGATCGTATTAAAAGTAAAAAAGCTAGTATCTCATCTAAGAAAGCTTTAAAAAAGAATCCATTTAAGAAATTTATTGAGTATGCCAAAAAATCTAAATCATTTAAATTAGCACCTAAAAAAGGATCTGTAGAATATAAAAAACTAATGAAAAAATAATTTGTTAATATATAATGTTTTTAGACAATCATATTAATGATAATGAACCAATAGTATTTAAAAGAAAAGTTGTAAATAAACAAAATAGAGTAGTTCCAATATTTTTAGATGAAGAAAATCTTCAGACTAAAACAGAAATTAAAAGCTCTTTAAAAAAGCATATTTCAGATATTAGAATAAAAAGAGGTTATAAAACTAGAAAATTATTAGCTAATGCGATGAATATTAATGTTTATGTTATTGAATGTATAGAAACTGGTAATGGTAATGTTAGTAAATCAGATATTAATAAAGTATGTCAATTTCTAAAAACAAAACAATCTTAATTGTGTACTGGTTTAGCAATACATACAATATCTTTTTCAACTCTTTTCCCAATAATCTCAACATTGATAATATCTTTTTCATTGAGATTTGTATTAACAAAATGGTTTGGTATAAAAATGCATAATTTGTTAATTTTATATGAATATCCCATTTTATTAATGTTATTTATTTCAATATTTAATATTTGTTTTACCTCAGGATTTGATACAGTACAGAAACAAATACAAATAATTGATATTGATCCATCAATGTTGATTTTGGTTTGTTTTTCAAATTTAATGTTTTCTATCGATTGAATTAAAAATTCATCACGAATGGTGTTTTTTAATTCTTTCTTACAATAATCATTAATATAATTAGTCAAATTATTATTAAACATTTGAGGTGAAATATTTAATTTTACAGTAATATATGTTTGCTGTTCCATAATGGATTATATATAATATATCTTCTATTAACTTTAAATAAAAGTATAATTCGTTATTATCTCTTCGATCTGTAATACTACATACTTTATTATTCCATATGAATATATTTCATTTTTATATGATTCAATTGCTATAAGAAGATCTAAAAATTGAGTAATATTATCTGGCAAAATTGCAATATCGTACTTTAACATTTCGTTTTGAAATAATAAATGTTGTAAGACTCTAGTATTAATTACATTCTGTTCAGTAAAATTATAGTAATGAGATGTTAAATATAATGATTGTGATAAAATCTCAATAAATATTTGTTTTTCACAGTTTTCTATAAAATTTATTATATGTGTGATATACAAATCACATTTATCTCCAAAATTTTCAATTTCAAATCTTTTTATATTTACATCATCTAAATTATTTTCATATGATGTATCTTGTAAATTTAATGAATTATAAAACTCATTTATATTATTCAATAAATGAGGAACATTTTGCATATCATATTTTTTTAAATATTCTTGATTATTTTGTGAACTTAATATACCTGTTGCATAATCAATTGTCCAGGGATTTATTGTATTTCCATTATCTATGTATTGTTTAAGAGAAATTATATTTGCACAATATGTTTTTTTATTTTGAGTCCAAAAAAATTGCTGGTGTTTTGGTATATCATCTACTGGGCATAATGAAATAAAATCACAAATATTTTCACATCTTTTACTTGTTGGACAAACTCTCTTTATCTCTGAAATAAGTAAAGATCTATTTTTAAAATTTTCATGATTTATATTTAAAGATTCTGCCAATGGAATTAAAATTAATTTTCTACTTATTCTATTAGGATCTTTTGAATATATTATGTTCATTCTATTTTATAGTAATAAAATCTTTAATATTTTGTAGAGAAAACACCCCAATCGATATTGATAGCCGGAACTACACAGTTATATCTTTTTGAAAGTGGTTCAATAGATGTATTATAATAATCTTTCAATTTATTAATATCAGTCAAAAATATTTCGATCTCATCAATATTTGTCGATTGTAAAACACTACGGAAAAGTTCGGATGAAGTATCAATATACATCTGTAGAATTTGACTGACTTCCAAACTTTTGTTATTCTTCTTTTCTCGTTGTTGCAATGTTTGTTTGAATCGCTTGTCATCAATCTCTTTCAATAAATATTTAACACGTAAATCAGAATTTGTATTATTGGTCATTTGATGAAATTCATATCTGGGAAGTTCAGAATATTGTAAGTGCGAAATTGCTCTATGAATATCGTACATAGTTGCAATTCGTTCATCTTTTTGACTTAATCCAATTTGGCGTGAAAATGTACTAAGATTATAAATATTTGGTAAACCACCACAAGGTATATCTCCAAATTGTCTTGGCATATTTCCGTTATTTTGTTGTCTCATGAACTCATAATAATGTGGATTATGAATAGTCCCTGATATAATTTTATTCCCAGTTCGCCAAGAAAAAGGAGTTTGACAACTTGTACAAAACATTTGATCACATCCATTAATCTTACTAATTCGTGTACCGCAAGCAGGACATGGTTTTGTTTCTTTTGCTATTAATTTGGCACTTTCAATATTTTCTTCTTTACAAACATGAGTTTCATCATTTCTATCCTCTCCTTTAATTTCATGACAATTCGAACAAACATAAGTACTACAAATTCCGCACTTCCATTGAGTAGAAAGAAATCCTCTACAATCTTCAACAGGACATTTCTTTACAAATTTTGTTTTCTCTTCAGTAGTTTCTTTCAAATGACCATAATGAAGATTGTTGTATTCTTCTCTTAAACCAACATTAATTCTTTGAATTTCTTCTTGAAGTTGTTTACGACGTTTGTATAACTCTTTTATTTCACCATTACATTTTCTATTATGTAATTCTTGTTCAACTAGTGGTTGTGTTCCAGGTAACAAACTTTGTTCTCTTTCTTGTAATAGGTCTTCTCTGTGTCTTTTTAAATCTTGATTTATAAAGCTTTTTGGAAATGAATCATCCAAAAAAGTTTTATTCCAAATCTTTTTACAATTCATACAATGTGGATCACTCGCAGATTCAATCATATAACGTTTTGTACATGTTTGACATACTTCATATTCACAATAACTGCAAGTAACCATTTTTTTAGTTGTTTCACAACATACGTTACAATCTGTCATTATTAACTTTTTAATATATGAATATGTTTTTCTTAAGGTAAAAAAACAAATAGAAGATATTGACCAAATTCAATTTGATTTATATTATATTTATTATAAGTTCAACTCTTTAGGTGAAAAACAAATAGACAATAGAGAAGTTATTTTCTATTTGGTTTTTATATTATATTATATTTATTATAAGTTCAACTCTTTTTATTTGATTTATATTATATTTATTATAAGTTCAACTCTTTAGGTGAAAAACAAATAAACAATTGAGAATTTTTTTCTTTTTCTTTTAATTATTTATTGTCTCATTAATGAATATCCTACTAATGAAGGATTATTGGATATACTGAAATGTTTTGTTGCTAATATCCTACTTAAAAAATATCCAATATAGAACTGCGAATTTGTTTGTTGTATAATTATTTCATTGTTGCTACGGCTATTACTTATATGTAACATTAACTTTAATACGCTGTTTTCATCTTTATATATAGAAAACATATGAGGATTTGGATGATGTTTTTGAGTTCCTAGTATGATACCATATTGTTTTGGAATATTATAAATTAAGTTTATAAATTCAGTACTATTAATATCATACATTTTTCTTACGAATACAAAACCTTTCGGTATAGGCCAATGCCATCTTCCACCAACAAGCGGTGCAGCAGGTCCTAAATTTTGTTCTTTAAAAGATTTCTCTTGTTGTCTTGTAACTGTGCGAGCACATTTTGAATTAGATAATAATTGTAAAAAATGTAATGTACCTGGAACACATGGTGCATCTAATTTATTTCCAGTAAATCTACACTTTCCATTAGAATTTAACTCGACATGATTAAGAGAATTTGCTAAAATATTATATCTAAAATAATGTATATAATCGCCAGATTTATATACATTATATAGAGGAGGATTTTTAAATATATTTGTATTATATATTTTTTGATTATGTATATTTTGAATTCTTGTTTCATTATTTGTCTTGCGTTTTCTAGTTGTCATATTATAAATAATATAATTATACATATTGTTAAGAATTACAAAAACATTTTAATAATTCTTCTTTGTTCTTTTTCCATTTTGTAATATCATCAAAATATGTATTATTCATAGAATACCAATTAAATTGAGGTTTTTCAAAAGTAATATTATACCACTCTTCTACATTTAAAAAGTCAGTCATATTATTACTCATTTTTTATTTTCGTAATCTTTTATATTCAGTGTTGGACGTTTAAGTTGTTCAATAAGATTACAGATTTTTTTATCAGGTGGAGTTGGATATGAAAGAGAACGACGTCGTTTAGGAAGAAAATTTTTATGAGTAGGAAATTCTGTAGTATTATTTGTTGGAATATTTATAGGAAATGTAGACATTTATATTACTTTAGTTAAAATTAAAATTACAAGAAATTGGACAATGATCAGAACCATAAATTTCTTTATTTATAATAGAATTAGTACAATATTGTTTAAGTAAATTGTCAACAAGAAAATAATCTAATCGCCAACCAATGTTGCGCGTTCTACAATCCTTATAATATGACCACCAAGTGAAATTGTTACCTTCATTATGAAATTCTCTAAAAGCATCAAAATAACCTTGTTCAATTATACGTGAAAATGAAGTTCGCTCTTCATTTGTAAAACCAGCGTAAACATTACTACGATGTTTCTCTGGTTCATAAATATCAATATCTTTATGACACACGTTAAGATCACCGCAAATAATTAATGGTTTGATAGATTTCAAGTAATCACAATAACTACAGAATTTTACATCCCAATCATTGACACGTTCATCAAGTCGAGATAAATCAGCTTTAGAATTTGGTGTATATACGGTAAGTAGAATATATTTATCAAATTCGACAGCACAAATACGACCTTCATTGTCAAATTCTGGAGTTTGAAAAGTATTTATAAATGGTGTTTTGGACCAAATTGATGTACCTGAATACCCTTTTCGTTTTTTGGAATGATTCCAAATTTGATAAGGAAATTCATTAATAAATTTATCAATATTTTTTACTTGAACTTGTTCAGCTTTAGTTTCTTGAAAACAAATAACATCAAGTTCATTATTATTCAATGAAAAATCAAGTGCGTTTTTGCGCAGAACAGCACGGATACCTGCCACATTCCAACTCATAATTGTAGTCATTGTTATACTAATATTTATATAACAGCTAAAATACTTAAGTAATTGAAATGTATATATAATAAAGAACAATGAAGGTTGTACTGTTAGATATATCTGGAATATTTTATCAAGCATTTTATTCATTGAAAGTTGAACATTTCCGAAGAAGTGATGGATTACCAACAAATGCAATTTATGGTATGATAAACATTATAAAAAGAATTGCAAAAGAATTCAATGGCTATGAATTAATAGCATGCTGTGATTCGTCGAAGAAAGAAAATTTCAGATTAAAAATAGATTCTGAGTATAAACAAAATAGAAGTCAAACACCTGAGGATTTGTGTAAACAATTTAAATATCTTGACGAAGTTATAGATTCTATGAATATATTAAATATGAAAAAAAATGGATATGAAGCTGATGACCTAATTGCTTATATGTGCAATCGAACAAATATCGTAGATTTAAAATTGGATGGTAGTGTTTATAATATAGATACAGATTCTGATCCAAATAATGACATCATCATAGTCACTTCAGACAAAGATATGAATCAGTTACTAGAATATGATAACAACAGAGAAGAAAATAAACATAGAGTAAGACGATATGATCCTAGAACAAAAAAACTTATAACTTATCAAGATGTAAAAGAAAAGTATAATGTTTTACCAGAACAGTTTACTTTTTATCAATCACTAATCGGAGATAAAATAGATAATATAAAAGGAATAAAAGGTGTTGGTCCAAAAACAGCTGAAAAAATAGTAAATAAGTATACAAATATCGAAAACTTCTTTGCAGATGAAGATAATAAGTATAAAGACAAATTTGATCAAGTGAAAACAAATTTGAAATTAGTAACATTATGTAAAAATATAGATTATAAAGAAATATTTGTAAAAAAATATGGATTAAAAAATGATAATTTTAAAGCATTTTGTAAAAAAATGGAATTTCAAAGTTTCAGAAATCTATAAGTCTAATCTATAACAACTACATAGTTTACACCCATCCATGAGGGCATATCACATATATCATCAATCCAAAATCCATATTCCTCAAGATGTTCATACATAGTCTTCTGCTTATTTTTCTTCCACTCAATCTCGCGTAAAATACAATGCTGATTAACAATCCGAATTGCAGAATTAAACAGAGTACGAGATGGAGGATTTTCCTGGAAAAAAATGGAAATAAATAAAATAAAAAATAAAAAATAATACAAAATTTAACTAAATACACACCTCATTTTCTATCTCTCTTATCATATTAAGATATTGCTGATAAGATATCTTAAGGGGGGAGGAATCCATCTTCACTATAAAAGCAAAGGGTCCGGACAAAGGGTATGTGAAATGATTGAAATTGTCAAATATTTTTTTAAGTTGTATGAAAACCCCGGTCAAAAATATATATTGATAAAAAAAATCGGTCCAAAAAAACTCGGTCAAAAATATATATTGATAAAAAAAACCGGTCTAAAAAAATGTAGACAAATAAACAGTTATTTAAAGCACACCTTGTAACAAAGCACTTATAAAAAAGCAAAGGGTCCGGACAAAGGGTATGTGAAATGATCTAAATTGTCAAATATTTTTTTAAGTTGTAGGAAAAACCCGGACAAAAAAATCGGTCCAAAAATATATATTAATATAAAAAACCCAGTCAAAAAAAAAAGAGTTTTAAATTAATACTTGTAATTTTCGTTTTCTAAACATTAAGCTATGACTCCTTAAGTTATTTGTAACTACATTCTTTGGCTTATTTTTTCCTTCAATATTTAACAACAATATTGGCTTCATTTTTTGCCTTTGAATATTGCATACTCTCTTCTTCCAATACTTTGGTGACATTGCCATGTTCCTTTCATTGTCAATGATTGATGATAATTTGCCCATTTTTAAAGAACCTGGAAGGAGATATCATATGAAAATAATGTTTTAATTGGCAATTTTTGTATTTCAAATAAATAATAATAACAAATTCAATTTTTTATTAAAACACACTTTTTTCTAAGATACTTATAAAAAAGCAAATGGTCCGGACAAATGGTATATAAAGTGATTGATATTATCAAATATATTTTTTGGGTAGCAAATAAAAACCGGTCAAAAAATAAATTAAAAACCGGTCAAAAAATAAATTAATCAAAAAATAAATTAAA